TTGAAGAAGTCGCCTACTGCACCTGAGTTCTTGATGATAGCCGCATCAGCGTTGAAGCTGATGGGATTTGGGTTATACCACGCCATATGTTATGCCTTTCCGTAGCTACTGTTTGCGAAGCCTTGTGCGAAGTTTGTATCGGTTTGGTCTCTACGCTTGCGCTCTTCTTCGCTGAGCATTTTGTTATAGTCGAACGCGTCTTTTTGCATACCAAACATTTTATTTGCCATACTCTGCTGATTAAAAGCACCGTATAGCCCTCCCAACGCGCCTATGCCTTGTGAGTTATTATTGAACCATTTAAAACCGTCTTTGCCGAAGTCTAAACCTTTATTAACGTAATCCATAAAGTTAAAGCTGTTTGATGCTGGGGTTGCAAAGTCTAGTGCGTCACCGAATTGGTTTCCAAGTTGACTAAATACCATACCGTATCCTTTTTTTTCAGATACGATATGCTAATTAAGTGTGTAAAATTTAGGGGTTTTTTACAATCCCGCTGCTTTTAGGAGCGCAGCACCTTGTTCTGTTTCGCTTACAGACTCGCCTTTTTTCATTCTATCCCATACAGTTACCTCTGCGCCTTTTTGAGCTGTTGGAGTGATAGCGTCTGGCTTATCAACTGGCTTTGATACCATTCTCATCGTCTTGGCTACAATACCCCACATACCCAAATCTCTAGAATTGAGTGCGTCCATCATTCCGTTTTCTTCTGCAAACTTGCCCATATCTTTAAGTTCAATCTCTGGGAACTCTTTCTTGAATTGAGATACTAGTGCTTCGGTCTCTTTTTGCATACGGTACTCTTCTGCCATTTGGTAGAGTTGTTGTTGCTTCTGCATATCAAGCCCTAACTTCTCTTGCGCTTGGCGAACGAGCATATCTTCTTCGCTTGGCTCTGCTGGTGCTTCTTCTTTAGCTTTCATAAGCTCGTCTATTTTGCGTTGTTGCTCGGCTACGATTTTATTCTGCTCTGCAAACAACTTAGCCACATCAATCTTTAGTTCAGCCTCTGGCTCTTTAGCAGGTGCTTCTTCTCTTGGTGCTTCGGCTTGTGGCTCTTCTGCTGGTGCTTCGTCTCCAAATATCATACTGTTTAAATCAGCTATCGCTTGTTCTTCATTCATTGGTGTCCTCCATTGCTTGGTCTAATATGTCTAATATGTCTTTAATAGATTTTCGTTTATCTATCGCCTTTAGTTTGAGTACATTTTGAACGCTATCGTCATCAATCGTGTCACTTAATTCTTTGAAACGAGTGAGCATAAATACCACCATATCATTGAATACTTTGTGGTTGAACAACGCCTCCGTTGATGGGTGCATTTGCGCCCTGCGTATCAATTCCGCCAACTCCCGCATTTCCAAAGTTAATCTCATCTTCTTCCTTTCCAAGATATTCATCTAAATTTTTAATGCCAAATAACGGTAACAAGTCTCTGATAATCTTGTCACTCGCTTTAAGCATAGACTTCACTCCGTTTTGATTGCCGATTGCCATATGCGCTTGCATTTGATTTGAAACGACTTGATAGGCTTCGGTTAATCCTTGTTTCTGTACCTCTTTATTTAATGCTCCTACGCCTGTGTTGAGGGATATTTTAAAGCTTGGAACTTGACTTCTATCTATTCCGCTAAAGAACGTAGCATCTCCGTATCTCCACACCAGCATTGCAAGGCGTTCAAAGATTGGCTCAAAAAACGTCTCGTTGAATGTTCTAATGTAGCCTTGTAAGCGTACTGAACCCTCGTTTGCCATAATGGAGGACTGTGTGGCTGTCTCTTGGCGTGTTGGTGAGATACCGTTGTTTTGTGGGCTAACACCTGTAACCTCGCTGGATTCTTGGTCGATAAGTTGAATGCCTACTTGTGCCGCTTGTAGGTTTGGTAGTGGCACTATGGTGATGCCTGATGGCGCATTGGTAAAGATTGGCTTGCTTGGAGTCTCCAAGTCTAGTCGTGATATACCTGCCGTCTTGGGCATAATCAACTTGGGTGATAAATGCTGTTTACTTGCGTCTATCATTTGGTTTCTGGTGGTGTTTAGTTCGTCTTGTAGCGGTATCATTGCGGCCAGTGGTGCTTCTCCGTAGACTGCTACAAAGTTATCCTCTTCGATGTCGCGGATTTGTGGAAGCATATATCCCCAAACGAATGGCTGACCGTCTTTTAGCTTCACGTTATCTCTAAAGATAGTGCTGTCTTGGAATATCGTTGCAAGTTCCCATCCATCTGGCGTGATGTAGTAAATGTCATAGATTTCAAAACGCTCGTATGGTTTAACTTCTTGGATGATGTCATCTACTTTGAAGCTCTTATCGTAAATGCCGTCTTTTTGAAGCTTCTCAATGTCGCCCTTAGTCGCTCTGATACGATTGACGATGTATCGCACGTCATTGCTTGTCTCTGCGTATGGGTCAAAGAACACATCATCTATGTTGATTTCGTCAATACTTGCTAAGTCTCCGTTCCAATAGACTTTAACGACCGATAGTGGCATAAATGGAGCTTTTAGGAAGATTGGATTGAATGTCTTATAGAGATTAAGCATCTCTGTATAGTGGTCGATAGCCTTTTGCCATTTCTCCACGATGTGTGGGTCTGTGTTGATGTACTCAGCAAGCTTTGCGAACGTATCGTTGTTGAAGTAGGTCTCTGTTAAGCTGTCCGTAATCCTCTTGGATTTAGCATTGAGCTTAGGGAAGTACAGCCTGCTCTTTGCTCTAGCTTCAAGCCATTTGAATTGGTCTGGCTTCATTCTCAATAGATAAGCATCTATCAACTCTTGTATCACGCCTTCATAGTGATTAAACCCATTGCGTGCTTCGTCTTTCATATCTGTTAAAAATCGTAATCTATCCATTGGTTAGTTCCTTGCGTATAATGTAGAATTGTTTCGTGCTTATCCCTGTTAGGTTGATAACGTCCATCTTCTCTTTGCCTTCACGGACTAAGCGTCTTGCTACCTCTGTCTTGTGTGCTTTTGATGGCACTTCTCTAAGACCTCCAGCGATGGAACACACCATTGCGGCAATGCCTAGCTTTAGTGCTTCATCGCCTAACTTGGATAACTCCCTTACGAGTGTTGGGTCGATGGAGTTCTCTATATGTTCGAATACCCACGACATTAGTACCCTCCTCGCCAGTCGTCTGTATCTGCGGCTACTTTGTAGATAATGTCAAAGTAAGTAAGTGCCACAGCATCTGCAAGGTCTGGTGATTTCCCATAGTTCTTTTTGATAATGTCTTTGCTTACAAGCTGAGTTTTGCCAGCGTTGTTGTACATGTATTCAATGAGTAGGAGTTCTTTGAGTAAGTCTCTATCTTTCGGTAAGCGTGTGTATCGTAGGACTTTTTTGAAGTTGTAATACATCTCAGCACGTTTGTTAATATATTGGTCGTCTGTTGGGCTTGCTGATGCGTTAGCGGAGATAACTGGAAGTCCTCTGGTTGAGAGTTGGTCTACTACGCCACCGCCAACACCGATTACATCCACGAATATTGCGTCTGGCTTGCTGTGTGCTTGATTGTATAGCGTGTGAATAATGTCACTGAGTTCTGTTGTGCGTAGCCCTTGCCATTTTTGTATGGTCTTAATGTGATTTCCGTGTCTGATTGCAAGTACGCTTCTATCGTCTCCAAAGCGCGCTACGTCTAATCCCCATATGACTTCACCACTATCGTCTGTATCTACCATGGCCATGCTATCTTCAATCTCTTGCATGGAGAACAAGCGTGTGTCGCCTATCTTCTTACACTCTCCAAGCCATACATGACGATAGTTGTCGTACTCCATTTGCTTTAAGTGTTCTACTTGGTCGAGTATCTCTTGTGAGACGTGCTTGTTGTCGGTGTAGTTTATCTTTACGATGATAGAATTAGGCGGTGGAGCGTTTAAGATAAAGCGATAGTACACCGTATCCTCTTCGAAGCGTGGGTTAAATGTGACCCATATCTCACTGCCCTCTTTACGTATTGTAGGGTCTAGGATGGCCCACGAAGCCTCGCTCATTGTCTCCGCTTCTTCTACCCAGCAGATGTCAACGCCCTCTAAGCTCTTAATCTTCTCTATGTTTGAGTATAGTCCTTTGAAGATGAACTCACTGCCAGTTGCTTTGTTGCGGATAAGGTCGTTAGTGATGTCGAACTCTTCGCTTATTCCCATAAGTTCTAATTGGTCTTTTAGTAGTCTGTAAACGGATTCTTTGATGGAGTTTTGTATCTCTCTAGTGCAAAGTATTCTAAGTGTCTCGTCTCTTGTTTTAAGTAGGAGTAATCGCGCAACACCCCAGCTTTTTCCAGATGCTCTACCACCGTAAGCAATCTTATAGCGTGCTTTCTCTTTGGCGAATGGCTTTAGCTTTGGATTAACCGTTATATCCATTATTGGTATTTCGTTCATTCCCATATAACCCTATGGATAACTTGGATTGAACCACTGTGTTCGTGTTTAATTGGAGCATTAAATCCGTGCATCAAATTAAGCTCTTTAACGGCAGAAGTCTTATCCCCTGCCCTACCATCTTCGATAACTTCTTTAAGCACTTGTACGCTTTCCTCGCGCGTCCAGAGTGATTTGTTTGATAACTTTTCTTTAAGCTCTCTTACCCTTT